CATTTCTTCAATGTCCTCATCAGACATCATCATTACGTTCTTCATTGCCCACTCACGGGAGAAGTACTCACCCACATACTGAGATACTTGATCAAGAGTCTGTAGTCTGTTCTGTAACAGTTCAGCATCTTTCAACTCAGTAAAGTGGTTGTCTCTCTGGAAGTCTACTGTGATAAACCCTTTCCACGAATCCCAATCCTGCTCAGTGATAACACCCTTGAGGATTAGTTGCTTCTTGAGTATACCAGTAAACATCGCAGAGAACCTTTTACGCAGTCGATCAATAAACTTCTGGAACTTAACCTCGTCCCGTCCGATTTCTGTTGAACGACCTAGTGTAAACTGTGCTTCCTGTTCCAAACGAGATACTGGTACATTCAGTGAACGGTACAGTCTCTTCTGGAAGTAGATAATGTCATCAATCTGTCCGAGGTTTTCACCACCGGGAAGTGTGCTGATCTCAGTACCACGACCACCTTCCCTACGAGGCAACCAGAAATCTTCGAGCATAGACATATGCTTGCGATCATCTTTCAGTTGACCTGTGTTCGAATCATATACGATCTTGTTTCGATACTTAGACATAATGTCTTTCATATATGTTTCTGATTTATTACGAGGCATATTACCTACATCTATGTAGAATATTCTTCGTTCGGGAGCACGAGCAAGACGGTAGATTACAAGTGAATCTTCCATCATGCGTAATTGATTGATTGGTTTTAGTGCCTTATGTAGATAGGACACGACCTGTTTTTTACTAGGGTCTAGCAGACCACTGGAAACATATGAAATGCTATCTGGAGAAAGTCTTACCCCTTGGTTTTGACCTGCTTTCTCTTGATAGATGTAAAATTCTTTTACTTCTTTTACTATGTTCGCACCAGACCGTTGGTCTTTCTCTTGTTTTACTTCTTTAACTTTGCGAATCTTTGCGGCATCAATCGTTCTGATTTCTTGGATACCTGCTTTAAGATTTGATTCATTGACTACGAGGTGGTGATAAACACGACCATCTACATAGAATGAACGGAATATGTCGTGACCTAGTTCACCAAAATTCAGCATAGAGTATATGCCATTGAACTCATCGGTCATCTGCTTTTTGATGCTGTCGGGTGCTTCTACTTTGTCCAGATTAAGTTCACAAGACTGATTTTGCTCAGAACCCACAATGGATTCGTTCACAATGTCTTCGATTGCGGCATCTACTTCTGGATGGGTAGCAACTCCACGATACTTTACAATAAGTTGTTGGTTGTCCTTTGCCTTGTTGCCTTCCATGTCAATGTACTGACCATAGTGACTACCAGACGCAGTGACATAACCCGCACCATCGTCATCGGTGGGAGCAACAATAGATTTTAACTTATCCTTCTCTTTAACTGGTTTGTCTTGTCTTTTTAATTCAAAACCAAACAGTTTGAGAACACTGTTGTCTTGTTCTGCCATGTACATACCTTCTTTCTATAATAAAGAGGTAAGGGATTATTCCCCTACCCCCTTATCTATAACTAGATTAACTCTAGGATGTTGTGTTACTTTCCCAATACTGTACTTGGAATTCAACCGTAAACTCTTCGATCTGATCATTTGTTTCGTAGTTAACATCAATAGCACTGACATTAGTTGGGAAACAACCACGGAAGTTATAAGTTTTGATTGAAGAACCATCACGATCTAACTGCTCAACAATCAAATCTGCTTGATAATCAGCAGGATTGACCAGACCAGTGTTTGCTTGGTGACCGTTGATACCATTCATCCATCGTTCCATTGCATTACGAGTACCGAAATCGGTATCGTTGATGATGGTTACTGTCCAAGGTTCAAAGGTACGATCTCCTGCCATCTTCAACTGTCTGCCACGGAATGGTACATCAAAGAATGCCATTGCGGAAGCAGGAAGTTGCGCTGCTTTACATAGGAAGGATGTAAGTTCTACATCACCACCCGCATAAGCAGGGAAGTTAATCGTTGCTTTGAACAGATTGGGACGAGCACCGCCCCCTTTTAATTTTGACTTAAAGTCATCTACACCTAAAATTGCCATTTCTCAATACTCCTTATACTGTGCCAATGACTTCTTCAAACTCTACACCTGACCTAACAGCAACAAAGTTCAATGTTACATAGTTAATAGATCGTGCGGGTTTGACGAAGATACTTGCAATGAATTCATTACGGTCAACAACTGCGGGAGTGTTATTGGTTGCGTCACAAACTACTTTAAAGTCTGTGATACCTCTCCGACCTTGAATCTCTCGTAAGAAAGGTTCAACAATGTTAACGAACTCCGCACGAGTAAACTCGTCATTGAATTCGAACATTACGTTTCGACCTGCGATACCAATTGCTCTCTCAATTGCCAAGAACAACCTACGAACATTAATGCGATCAAACGCAGATGGTCGTGCTAGGTTAGTCTTGTCACCAAAGAGCATAACTCCCTGACCGGGAATATTAGCAATCGGGTTAATTCCTGCTTTGTACAAAGTGTCTCTTTCTGTTTTTGTACTAGACAGTACAATATCAGTGATGCCGAGATAACGACCTCGTCTTGCACCCGCAGGTGAGAACCAAGGTGCCGCAACCAAATCAGTTGCCGCCATTAGTCCTGCGGTTGAAGATGCGGCAGGAATCTTAACGTACTGGTCATTGTACTTATCAAATACCTTGAGGTAGTTGTTGTCCTGTACCAAGTAAGATGACTTGGTGTAGGTATCAGCAGTTGTTTTAACAGCAGTATTGGTACCTAAAGTAATTGCCGCATTACGATCTGGTGAGGCAACTGCCACACAATCTTTTCGTGCTTCTGCAATAGAAACTAGGTCATTTACAACAGTCGTTGCCGTTGATTGATCCGCACATTCTGGCATGATGAGGAAGTCTATTTCGATGTTATCCGCATCATTGAACTGATCGTATCCAGTAGCATAGTCACCAGTTGCGAGTGATGTGTCAGTTACACCACCAGTAAAATCCCATTGGGATTGTTGACTGTTTGTAGCATTCGTCTTAAAGTCTACTGCCGCACCTTCGATTGCTTTATTTCCCCAGTTGTTGGAACCCGCACCGAAGTCACCGTGATCGGCAGAGTCGGTCAAACCCACATGAGGAACACCCGCATAAATCCATTGTGATCTATCGGTTAGTACATCTTTGTAGTAGTTTGAGGTACCATCAGCATTCTTCGCATTGGATGCGACTGATAGGAATGGGAAGGTTTCTAGTACAGTGTTTGCAACACCAGTGATTCCACCATCACGGTCAACAACCGCAATATGAATTTCGTCATTGCTTGCACCTAGTGTTTCAGCAAACGCAGATGTGCCAGTAGCACCATCAAATGAACCTTTGTATGCCCACGCATTGAATGCGTTAGTCGCAGAATTTGCACTATCCGAAGTACCTACCATAGAAACTCGTAAAGAGTTACCAAGTACACCGGGATATTTCGCAATAAATGCTCCGTCATTACTATCTAATGAAGCATCTCGGAATCCGTCTACAGTATTATGTGTAGGTTGTACGAAGAAACTAGTCTCTTCAGTATCCCGAATGGTATTCACTCCTTGTGCGTTCTTTGCGGCAGCGGTTGTTTCACGAACAACATACATTGAACTTGAGTATCTTAAAAAATATGCGGCAGAATGGAAATCTACCGAATTGTCTTTGGTGGGTGCCGAGAATGTGCTTACAAGTCCAGTTTCATCAGAAACTAGAGTTGCTTGACCAACAGGGCCCCAACCGAAATTTCCCACAATTGCACCAGTAGAAGTTTGAACATTAGGCACTACGCCCGTGAGATCAATTTCTTTTACTATTACAGCAGGGGAAGCAGAGGGTGTAAAAAGTGCCATAACTCTATCCTTTCGTTTAATCTAATTATAAGTTAACATAATACGGTGCGAACACCGCATTAAATACGGTAGTTTCAATACATTTATTTATAAGAAAGCATATTTATAGAAAATAACTTGACTTTCTCTGTATTTCACTGTATAATTAACTTAGTGTTTGGGGAGGGATGAATACTACCAGTCGGTACCTCCTTCAAAGTTATGCCATCCTTTATATTCCTGATCATCCACAACATCATTCAATCCATTATCAATGAAACCAACTGGTGGTACATCGTCATCTATCTCTTTCATCTTTCTGGCAAACATCATCTCTTTTAGATTAATGTCTGTCATATCAGCAAAGAACTGAGATGTAACAAAGTATCCGAACATCACTAGATTCATCATTAGGTCATCATGGTTACCATCAGATGCTTCGTATGACTGACCCCTTGATGTGAAAGTTGATATCTCCATGATAGTATTCTCATCATGGATTTCCAACTTCTTGTTTTCGAGAATGTCCTTGATAGAGGAACAACCCAGTCTCTTGGTCTTCCTATTTATTTCTATGCCAATTCGGTCTGCCTTGATCGCAGATTCCATATGAAGGTTCTCATACTCTAGGTCTTGATACAGTCCATTACAGACAACCGTGCCTTGGTCATTCGATTCCACAACAACATATGCCTCATTGTAGAAATTTGCGTACTTATATATAACATTAGGAAAGAGTAAAGGAGATATAGTATTATTGCGATAGACAGCAACCTGTTTGAAAGGTCTCGTGCTAATGTCGATTACGTTAAACGTAGAATAATCCTGTCCTCTTCCTTTTGATACGTCCACACACATAACATATTCATGTTCTTTCTGTGGATTGTCATATATTAATAAGTCACCCCCTTCACGATGAGATGAAGGTTGTGATGCTCGAAACCCTAGTAATGTCTCGGCATTGATTAGAGTATCACCTGTCCCAAAGAAAGTGTTGCCAAACTCTTGGTCAAACTGTAATTGGGAAGTGTTTGCTATCGTCTGTTTCTTCCAAGCATCATCCCTTCCCGGTACATCGTACCAGTTTACGGTGAACGGAACAAACTCATTTATCTTCTGTACCGCACCTTCCCATATCTTGTGGAAGGTATTACCAATACCATTGGCAGTCGATGTGATAATTACCTTGGTGTCCTTACCCGCAGAGATTACTGGATAGGTGGATGTGTAGAACTCATTTGCTCTTTCAACAAATGCGAACTCGTCTAGGAACAAGAGGTTGACCGACATACCACGGATAGAACTACCAGAGGTTGCCGCGGCAATGATTCGAGAGTTGTTACTAAATTCGATAGAACCCTTGTTGAGTGCCTTGGTTCCCGGTTGGAGAAAGAACGGAAGATTCTCTAGCATCAATGTGACTCGTGCCAACATCTCCCTAGCAGTCGCACCTTTGTTTGCCAACACAGCAATAGTTTTCTCACTATGGAAACAAGCATACCAGATTATGTAACCAACCGAACTGATTGATTTACCAGACTGTCTACATGCGAGTACGATAGAGAATCGATTGTTATTGAAGTGGTCGAACATTTTCTCTTGATATGGGTACAATCTAAATGGGACAAGTCCGTCATCTAGAGAGATTACCTTGAGATATTTTTTACAGAAGTGTACGGGGTCTTTAGAACACTTTATATATTCTTTGACTTCTTCTTCGGTAAATTGGTGCTGTACTCCGTCTCGTTTAACATTAATGTTTCCGAGGTAGGATTCATTCGTCTTCGGGTTCGACATCAATTACATTTTCCACTTGGGTTTCATTCTGTATAAGTCTCTGTAGGTCTGTTGTAGTTCCTACAAATAGATTGTTTGTTGTATTACCGAGTTGCTTGGGTTGGTCATCTTCCTTATTGATTTCCTTGTGTTTCTTATTCAAGTCCATCAGTTTGTCGGTGACATCTGCCATGTTCTTCATCATACCAGATAAGACTTCAAAGGCACGGGGGTGTTCACTCTCTCGTGCGACTTCGATCATCAAGTCCATACTCTCTCTACCCTTCTCAATTATATCATGGTAGGTATCACGAGAGGTAGTATAGTCATCTCTAATATTCTTATCGTTACTCTTATCACTCATTAAGCACTATCCAAGTCAATGGTAGAAAATCCATAGTCACTGTCTGCCGAGATTGAATTTGGGGTTGGAGTAATCTTCTGTGTTTTTACATAGAGATCACTATCAAGATTTCCTGCTTCCTGTAAGAAGTAGTTGTTACGAACATCACGAATGATGTTACCAGTCCCCTCGGGCCCATACAGTGCTATCTTCATTTCAAAGTCTAATGTATATATAATCGTTCTTCGTTGCTCAATAGCACCTTCGTAGTCATCCGAGAACTGAACCCCCGATAATGCGATAGGCACATCTTCGGTCAGACTAGGTATGTCTGCGAAAGGTTTGATTGTCGCAGTGTACTGTGGTGCAAAGTACGGAAGAATCTGTTCTACGATCTGTAGTGCGTCATCCTGTGACTTCGCATAGATATTCAACTGAAACGAGATTGTATATGGAGTAGATGTGTAAATCTTTTGTTTTTTGGTTATATCATTACCTGCTTTGGCAATATTATTAACCTTGGGCAATTGTCGAGTCGGGTCATATGCCATGTTGGTGATCTCGAACGACATACGAGGCAACTTGATTGCTACTCTGCGTTCTGCGTCCTCACCCTTAGACATCTCATCTAGTCGAGATATAAAGTTTCTTTTGGGTGCGTAGGACAGAGGCACTTTGACCTGAGAGATAGTCTCCCCCGCATTATTGTGTCTGAGTACATGAAGATTGTTGAACATCGAACCAAATACAGATACCGCAGTCCTTACTCGTTTATGATAAAACCATGTTCCAAACATTATAAGTCCCCAAACGGATTGGACTCTGAGAAGTCAAGGAAGTCTGCTTCAAAGTCATTAAAGATTTTATTCTGTGAGTCTTTCTGAATCTCTTGTAGTTCTGATACTAGTGTGGGTGTCGCAACCCTACCAGACTCAGTACCAGTGACGAATTGTGTCGTGGTGAATGTATGGAACTTACCATCAGTTGCCCCTGCGTGAGCAATCTGTAGTATCTTGGTGTCAGGATTAAATGCAGTGACCTCACCCTTCATTTGATAACC